ACAATCTGTTGATGGATGCTCAAATGTACTCCTATCCAATCATAGAAGTCATCTTCTACGTTCCAATCTGCGTTGATCAACTGAAACGGATTGTCTAGGTTCAGTTGACTTGCCAGTCTTTCATGCTCTTGGTTGTGAACAAACAACCAGTCATCTAGGTTATCCGGGTCTGCGTCTGTGATTGGATACTGCGGTATCAAGATGCCCTTGTCTGCCAACTGTTCGTAGAACAACTTGTGCTGTACACCGTTCTCAAACAACAATGACCCCAACCCGTCTACGTCTCCAAACTCAACGTATGACAAATTATCCATATTCATGACTTGTCTTTTATCTTGTTGTACAAGTCAAACAACATTTTAACTTTTTCTTCCAACACAGCGGTCCGTTGATGATGCTGTGCAAGAACGATAACAACAGTAATCATTCCAGCAAAGACCGGCCAAAAACGAAGCAAGTGGTCAATAACATCCATTACTTCCTCGCCATGCGATCTTCAATAATGCTGATATGTTTTTGGTTTTCATGAATCATGTCGCGGTTGTGCTGGATTTCTTTTTCCATGTCCTGCCGCAACTTTTCCCGCGCCAGTTCAGCCCCAGAGTTGGCGGCTTGCTTATTGTCTGACGTGACCACCAAACTAATTTTGGCGTTTAGCACCGTTACGTCATGGCTGAGTTTGTCCAGCGACGACATCAAGTAAACCACGCAAGTGAAAAGGATTGGAAGCACTGCAAATGCCGTTTTCTCAATGAGTTGAGACTTTGCTTCTAGCTTTTCAGTCATATGCCAAACATCTTTTTAATAAACTCTGCTGCTACACCTGGACCAAACAACACCGCTGCAATTACTGCGTAGAGAAGGTACTCAATCTTGGTCATCCGCTTATCACCTGCGGATAACGAATCAGAAATCTTTCCGTATCTCTCAGAACAAATTGCTTCGTGCACGGCTAGTTTGGTCTCAGTAGTGTCACTCATTTACCACCCATGAAGTAGTGGCCTCGTCCCAGTGATAGATCTGGCCGTCAGTAGGCATTGGGACAGGAGCATCCCACAAACATGTATCTTCGTTTAACGTCCAAGACGGAAAAGGTTGTGGAGAGATAAAAGCATCACGTTGGGCGTCGTACTTATACCCAATACCGGCGTAGTTTTTACGAATTTTACCGTTGTAACTGGTTTGTTTCCAATTACTGTATCCACCGCTCCATCGGATCAAAAATGCAACACCCATCATCTCTGATTCTGAACCGTCAGAAGCAAGCATTTCAATGTTATTTACACAAACAACTTCAATGACATTGTTGTCTTTATCTAGTTTTGCAAAATGCGCCATGTTTTGCCTTAGAATGTAATTGAACCGCTTCCGGTCCAAGTGTAATAACGATACCCACCAGTAACTGTGACGGTTGGTGATCCCGTTGTTGATGCAGCGGCAGTGTAAGCATCTGAATACCGCAAAACTACAAGCCCACTTCCTCCAGAAGAACCACCTCCAGCAAAGTTAGGACCGCCACCAGTACCGCCACCCCCGCCGCCGGTATTTGCTGTTCCAGATGTTGAGGTTACGTTTTGCGTAACTCCATTTCCACCACCACCAGACCCCCCAGAAGTTTGACGGGTAAGGTTATAACTTGCACCTCCACCTCCTCCGCCGACATAGTATGTTCCGCTAACGTTTTGTCCTTGACCAACAGCAGACAAAATTGCTGAAAAAGCAGATGAACCTACGCCGCCGTTTCCACTTGGAGCAGTTACGTTTTCTGCATTAGTTGCATTGTTTCCTACAGCGCCAGCGCCGCCACCCCCTGCTGCACCGTTAGCTGCGGCTTCGCTTCCTCCTGCAAAACCTTGACCACTTGTTCCAGCGCCTCCAGTTGCTGATGAATTGTCTCGTCCAGCACCACCACCACTACCGTAGGTTCCACTACCACCTGTACCGTTAGCAGTCGCCCCGGCTGCACCTTGACCTCCTTTCCCACCTTTAAGCGCGGTCAATGAAGAAAATACTGAATCATTACCGTCAGTGTTAAGAGAGCCGCCAGCACCAATAGTAACGGTATATGGAGTTGATGTGGTTACACTAAAAGAAGCGCTATTTGCTACGCCACCAGCCCCACCGCCGCCACCACCATTCCCACCGCCGCTCCCACCGCCGCCAGCGACGACGAGAACTTCAACCGTTGATGGAGCCCCAACTGGCAATGTGCTAGTCCAACTTAAATTACCCGTTCCATCAGTTTTTAATAATTGACCAGCAGTTCCGTCTGCAACCGGAAGTGTCCATGTTACGTTGGCAGCAACAATAGCGTTGGCTTTGAAACCTACATACCTAGTAGACGTAAGGTTTGCCCACCTAATGGTATTTGCAGAACCAACAGTTACGTTTGCTCCGTCCGTTGTCAGGTTTGCCGAACCTGCAAACGCACCAGCATTGTTGTACTGAAACTGGGTTGTACTGCCGCCAGGAGTTCCACCGCCGCCAACAGCAGCGTTACTTACCCATGCACCGCCAATACTTGTTAGTACATTACCGGTTGTTCCCGGAGCAACACCGTACAGAGCAGACGTTCCGTTGCCGATAACTACGTTACCAGTAGGAATGGTTGCAAGGCCGGTTCCGCCTTTGGCAACAGAAACAATCCCAGTCAGACTAATGTCTGGGGTTGCTCCTCCACTAGAGGCAAGAGGACTTGTTGCGGTGACGCTAGATACGCCTCCGCCTCCTCCGCCACCAGTAGCTCCAAGAGTAGAAACAGTCTTTAAAACCATGTTACACCCCGTCGCCTGGAGTAATGTATATCACAGCACTACCGCTGCTGGTTATCCCAGCAAAATAAGCGTTAGGCGTAAACGTCAAGATTTCGTCTGTACCTGACAGCAAAGGAATAGAAGACTGAGTGCTTGTAACCACTACCGCGTTAGCTACGGCACTGGCGTTAGACTGCCCATACCCCATAAACACCGTTACGTTACCGCTGTTGATGATCCGGTACTGGTTGCCACCAAGCGTTGTAGATACTGCTTGAGTAGAAGTGGTTGGAGAACTTGCGGTAGCCGTGAAGGTTATCGTGTTCCCCATAGGTGTGAAGGCTTGAATTCCCATCTTATGCTCCAGGCTCTTGAGGCCAAATCACTGTCAACGGGAAGCCTGATTGTGATGGAATATCACGCAAAGCCTGACGGTAGGTTGCCCATTGAAAATCTTGAGGTTGATTGCTTTCCAACGCTTTGATGACACGCCAATCGCACTCAGCCAACTTTGTATCTCGTTCTGCCCTAACAACATTGGCTTGTTCAGCAGTTCGTTCTGACTCACCAGACTGCCAAACAGCAAACTCTTCATCGTTCATTTCACGAACAACGCTTTCGCCAGTTTGGGCATCGTAAATTTGAATGATGGGTCTATTCATGATTAGTTAAGACCATAAATGTAAATGTTGCCAGCTCCACTAAAAGACGAAGCAACACTTAATGAAATTTTAATTGCGTTTATAACGCCGGACGCCCCAGAAGCGGACCCCGCATTTACTGTAGATGAGGCTCCAACGATAAACCACGGTTTTGCGGAAGATGAGTCGTCAGTTTTAAATATTTGAGCATATCCGGCGGGAGCAATACTATTATTTGTAAAAATAATATTACTACTATATGTAGATCCATTGTTGGAACTAATTGTTGCAACAAGAGCTGCCGATACATTTAGGCTAATAGACCCCGGAACAATAATAAATGATTTATATGTAGCAAGACCTGTGACTGAAACAGAAGTTGCGCTTGCTGCTGGCGTCAAAGTTGTAACTAAAGTTAGACCTCCGGCACTAGTAAACGCTGTAGATGCCCAAGTGGTTCCATCGGATGTCAATACGTTGCCAGTAAGTCCTGGAGATACAAATTGAATTGTTGATGTCCCGTTACCTAACAACACACTGTTAGCAGTAAGAGATGAAAGGCCCGTACCACCGCTATTTGCAGACAGCGTACCCGAAACTGTTACGTTGCCACTGGTAGACGTGCTTGGAGTAAGTCCAGTTGACCCAAAAGATATTGCAGTAACGCCAGATCCAACAGAAACGCCAGTAGAAACCCACGCAGTCCCGTTGCTAGTAAGGACATTTCCAGTTGTACCAGGAGAAACAAGGCCAGTGCCGCCGCTAGTGGCAGGGATAGCAAATGCAATGTTTCCGCTTGTGATAGTGACGTTGCTAAGCGTCAAATTTCCAATTGTACTAACCGTGTTTCCAAGTTGAATGCTCGTGTTACCCAAAGTAATCGGGCTAGCAAAGTTAGCATCTAACTGTGAAAGAGGTATTGTGGTTGATGCGTTAGCAAATTGGTACGCGACTGGCATTTTAGAACCTTACTCTTAATTCGTGTTCAAACTCGAATGTATTATAAGTGTACGAAGCGTTGTTGCTAGTGATTGTCAAGCCCAAATACTTGCCATACTGCTGAGCGTCTGACTTGTACAAATAATAAGTGTACGCATTCACCCAATTAATTATTGTGTTTGAGTTGTTTGACCACGGAATTGTGTTGCTAGCATTGTTTGTCCAAGTGACAAAGTTTGTCAACGCATACTGAGGACTCGATCCTAGTTCACTATCTACCGTGACATAGATAGTTGCTCCAGTATTGAACGTTGACTCTACTCCAAACTTCAGTGCCTGCTTGGTACGGATTGGATCGCCCATAGGCATGAGCGCAGTCTGCACCGTACTAGCAATGTTAGACGTACTGTTAGCGTATAGCTTGTAGAGAGAGCGGTCGCTTACACCGTAGGCATTTATTGTCCCTGACAAAGGGACGGAAGTGATGTAATTTAACGTCCCTTGGGAGGTGATGAACCACTTCTTCTCGAAGAACACCGCTTGGACCTGCCTCGCTCCATTTACCGGGTCGTTGTAAGTGAAGTTGAATGCCGCGCATAGGATGTTGTTGAGCAGCGTCTGTGAGCCAGTGACTGGTTTAGAGAAGTCAATGTACGGAAATATGCCGTCAAGAGGGTCTGACAACTTGCTGGTGGTAGAACCGACTAGAGAATAGATCCCATAATCGTTCATGAACAGCACAGAGCGGAAGAACGGGAAAATAGCGTAGATACGTTTGGTTCCTACGCTGGCAGAGACGTTGGTGTTGGTGAAAAGCGTCTGGCCGTTGGTGTCAACCCTAACGTCAGAGAAGACGTTGATGCTGTCATCGCCAAAAATGTACAAAAAGTTGTTGGCAGACAGCAATGCTCGGATGTTTCCGTGCAACGTAGAATCTTTGAGAGTAAAAGACCCCGCAGAGACGCTTGTAAAGTCGCTGTAAGAGTCTGCTGCCGAATAGTAGACCGTTCTGCCTGACGCTACCCAGACTCGGCCTGAAAACGTCGCTACAGACACGATCTGATCTGTGTTGACCACCGCTGTAGCAGTTGCATTAGCAGTTGCTCCACCGCCAGAGATGGTCACATTGGCTGTTGTATAGCCAACTCCTGGGTTCGTCATCACAATAGATGACACAGTATTCCCGAGGACGATCGCTGTAGCGGTTGCAGGAGTCGTATTGGCGCCTCCAATAGAAACTGTTGGAGCTGACGTATAGCCAGAACCACCGCTGTTGAGCAGGATGCTAACTGTGCCGGTCTTGAACGTGACTATCTGGGCTAAAGCATTGGCTCCAGACCCTCCACCACCGGTAAAAGTAACAGTAGGAGGGCTTGTGTATCCGCTGCCAGCGTTTGTCAGGCTTACGGTGTTTACACCACCAGTAGAAATAACAGCATTGGCGGTAGCAGATCCACTAGAAAAGGTCACCGCAGGTACTGTGGTATAGCCAGACCCGTTTTCAATCATTGATACAGCAACTACAGCACCGCCGCTGATGCTACACACGGCTGTTGCCTGCGTACCACCGGGGATATTGGGGGCGCCTATGGTTACATTTGGGACCGCCGTGTACCCAGAACCACCAGAAGTGACGTAAATAGACCGTATTCCACCAGACCCGGTAACAATGGTGGCTGTAGCGGTTGCTTGCACCCCATTAGCATCGTTAGGGCTAGATATGGTTACGGTAGGAGCGGAGGTGTAACCGCTTCCTGGATCACTGATGGCTATCAAACCAACAGATCCAATAGAAACTACCGAATTGGCATCCCAACTAGACAAACCTTTGTCTGGATCGCCAATGATCAGTCGTTCATTTTTCCACTGTGCTGCACTTACGTTCGCAGCACTAAGATTCCCAGCACCCGTGACAGAAACCATCACGTTACTGATCAGGTTATAAGCCTGTGCGCTACCGTTTGCTTGAAATGCAACTAGGTAATCAACATTATTTATGCTTGAAGACGTTAGATAACTAACTGTGTTTGCAAAAACAACCGATTGATTAGTGCTATTTGATACTGCTGCTTGGGCAGGGACGATCTTGATGTTGGCGTCACCAATAGGCATCGCGTTCTCTATCCAAGAGAACTCGTCCTCATTGATAGCAGTTCGATTGGCTTTGGTGTTCAGCCCACGGAACTTCTTGAGAACAGCATATGATTTTTTCTGTTCTTGAGAAGCCATGCTAGTAAGGGCTGCTGTATGGGTCTGGAATCCTGCGAGTGAACACAGAATTCAATACGCTCTGGACTTGACGGTTGTACTGTTGGAGGAAAATCTCAGATTCCCCGTAACTTTGTTCCTTGTACTTGGCTTTGTAGGCCGCGTAGAACGCCACAGGAACGGTGTACGGGTCTAGGATAGTGTCTGGTGCAGACGAGGTGTTCAACGACAGCGGTGTGGGCAGAATTACGCTGTCAATCTCCATGCTATAAGATTGATCAGGAACTGGAGAGATGTAGATCTGCTGTTGTCCATACGTTGAGAAGCACACGGGCCTTCCAACGTAGTTTTGCCAATAACGCAATTGAGCGTTGAAGTTTGTCCAAGGCAAGTAACG